AGTTTTCCACAAAACTCAGTCTTTTTAGAATTTAAAGATTCTTCAAGTTTAGGAACAGATACAAGTGGAAATGGTCAAACTTTTACACTTCAAAACATCACAGCCGCAGATCAAGCGACTGACACGCCGACTAATAATTTTGCTACTTTAAATCCTGTATTTGCATACTCAGCAACAGCAAGTGCAAATCCAATTATTTCAGAGGGAGCAACAGTATTAACAACACAAAATAGTGGGTATTGGCATAATTCAGTTTCAACCATAGCAGTTACAAGTGGCAAATGGTATTTTGAAGCACAGCCAGGAACTTCTAGCACCCATGTTACAGCAATCGGTTATGGTGATGAAGAAGATGTATATACTTGGGGTGTAGCAAATAGCCATGTTGGAGGTTCAAGCACAAAATCAAATGCTTATTTAGGTAGTGATACTGCTGGTTCAAGTTACGGCAGAATTTTTCCTGCTAATAGTTCTCCATCTACAAGAGTAAACTATACTAATAGCAATATTGTAGGTGTTGCAATAGACGCGGACAATGGCTATGTTTATTGGGCGAAAGACAATACTTATATTAATAGCGGTGATCCGACAAGTGGCTCAAGTGGTACAGGTGGTTATGCAGTTCCTTCAGGAACAGGTACAAATGGAATTTTAATACCATCAATCGCGGCTTATCATCATACTTCTTTAGGAAAAATATTAATTAATTTTGGTGGTTATACAACCATTTCAATTTCAAGTGGAGCAAGTGATGGCAACGGCTATGGTACATTTGAATATGCACCGCCATCAGGCTATTATGCTTTGTGCACAAAGAATTTAGCCGAGTATGGAGGTTCAGCATAATGGGTAAATATACTGCAATAGACGATCCATCAGCACACTTTCAGGCTCTTGTATATGCAGGAACAGGTGGGGATGCTGGTGCTAGTCAACCAACAACTCATACAAATACTGGTAATAGTGATTTACAACCTGACTTTATTTGGTTCAAAGATAGAGGTGCAAGTTATCAACATTATCTTGTAGATTCATCAAGAGGTAGAGCAAAAGGATTACATAGTGATGATGCATCAGCAGAAACAACTACAGGCTCAACTTCATACGATTTAGTTTCATTTGATAGTGATGGTTTTAAAGTGGGGTTACCAAGTGAGGGTAATTCAACTAATGGTGGAACTACAAGCAAAGTAGCATGGCAATGGAAAGCCAATGGCGGTACGACAGCCAGTAATACAACTGGCAATGGGATAGATTCAGTTGTTCAAGCTAATACAACAGCAGGATTTAGCATTGTTACTTATGATGGTAATGGAACACAAACTGGTCAAACTGTAGGACATGGCTTGGGTGCTGTTCCTAAAATGATTATTTCAAAAGATAGAGATGCTACTTCTAATGTTCCTAATTGGCGTGTTTATCACCAAGCCATAGGTAATACAAAATATTTAACTTTAGATACGGCTGCCGCTGCTGGAACTTATAACGATTGGGATAATACTGACCCAACATCTTCAGTTTATTCAGTAGGTGGTGCAGGTGGTTATACTCCTACAAATACCAATAACACAGAATATATAGCTTATGTGTTTGCAGATGTGCAAGGATTTTCAAAGATGGGAAGTTATGTCGGCAATGGAGACGCAACAAATGGTCCGTACATCCATCTAGGCTTTGCTCCAGCTTGGGTAATGATTAAAAATAGTGAAACAGCAAATAGACCTTGGTATATGTTTGACAATAAAAGAAGGGCATTTAATCCAAATGGTTCAATGTTAGAAGCTGATACAAGTGATGCAGAAGCTACCGATCAAGCAATAGATATGTTAAGTAACGGATTTAAAGTAAGACCAGATGCTTTGGGTAGTTTTGGAACAAGCTCATTAAATCATAGTGGTCAAAAAATGGTATACGCTGCCTTTGCAGAAAACCCATTTGTAACATCAGGAGGAATCCCAACAACTGCTAGGTAAAATAATTAATTTGAGGTAAGATAAAGATATGTGGGCATTAGTAGAATCAGGAAATATAAGTAAGGTTTATAATAAACCTAAACAATTAACGATAGGAGATGTAAATTATCCTAGTAATATTTTTAGTATGTGGACTAGCTCAGAGTTAGAAGCCATAGGTATTTATGAGGTGGTCATAGATAATACTAATTATAAAAATCCAGAATATTATGATAACACTAATCAATCCTTTACATTTGCTGATAATAAAGTTACAGCCACCTATGGCACAGCTACAGCTAGACCTTTAGAAGATAAAAAAGTAGACGATGGAGTTATAAAAGGTGTGCGACCACCTAAATTAGTTCAAGTTGATACTGAAGCCTATAACTTATTACAACCTAATGACTGGATGGTAGTTAGAAATGCAGAAAGTTCTAAAGCCATACCTTCAGATTGGCTAGACTATAGAGTAGCAGTAAGAACAGCGGCATCTGACATGAAAACAAAAATAAATGCAGTCTCAGACGTAGATGCTTTAGCCGCACTATATGTGTATAACGATGCTACACCACCAGTAAGACCACTAGGTGAGTGGCCAACAGAACCAACTTCATAGGAGTAAAATATGGATATAATTATTTGGTTAATAATCATAGTTATTTTAGGAATATCTGTAAAAAAATTTAAACCTACATGGTGGGAAAAATTAATTTCGTTTATATCTAAAAATTGAATGAAGTACTTCAAGCTATTGAAACCATAGGAATACCAGCAGCAGGAGCAGTTGGTTTAGGTTACTTAGTTTGGACACTCTTTAAATCCCTCATAGCAGATATACACAAAAAACTCGATACACAGCATAGTATGATTGTAGCTCTAATTGACCGCATACGTCAAATGGATAACGATATGATACGTATAGATACTATGGTAAGAGCAGCATTAAAATTACCACCTGATGTAAATCGTATAGCAAGAGCCGATGGTAAAAAAGATGTTCGTAAGGATTAACTTTTCTTAGAACTTATTATATGATTAGCATATGGCTAGTAAACCAAGAAAAACAACCGTTGATGTAGCGAATGACCTAGCCAAACATGAGGTACAGTGTGCGGAAAGATGGAAAACTGCTTTCAATCGTTTCGACTCTCTAGAAGAAAGTGTTCATCAAATTAATGACACATTAAAAAACTTTATTGTTGGAATGGTTGGGTTTTTAGCCACTGCTTTAATTTCTTTAGCTGTAACTGTAGTTTCGATACTTTAGGTATGACATACAGCTCTAACGAGAAACTTTCTCCTCATTTTAGATTAAAAGAACTTGAGCGTTCGCAAATGGCAGAACGACACAATATTGATAACACAGTTAAGGAAGAAAGTGTTTATAAAAATTTACAATTACTTTGCGAAAATGTCCTTGAGCCAGTACGTAATTATTATGGCATACCTTTTTCACCTAACTCTGGTTATCGTTGCCTTGACCTTAATAGGCGACTTAAATCGTCCGACACAAGTCAACATGTCAGTGGGCAGGCAGCAGATATTGAACTCCCAGGCGTATCCAATTACGACCTTGGGATATGGATCAAAAATAACTGTGAGTATGACACCGTCCTCTTAGAATTTTACAAAGAAAATATACCGTCCAGTGGATGGGTTCATGTGTCTTATGTTGAAGGCAATAATCGTAAGCGTGCATTGATCTTTGACGGGAAACAATATAAAAGTCTTGAATAATACTATAAAATATTAGTGTTATGGCACTAAACAAATTCATATTTAAACCTGGAATTTTTAGAGAAGGCACCGACTACGATAATGAAGGTGGTTGGTTCAATTCTAACTTGGTTAGATTTAAAGCAGGCAGACCACAAAAAATTGGTGGCTGGCGTAAAGATTCCCTTAACACATTTTTAGGAACCTGTCGTGCTTTACACGGATGGATTCTGTTAGCTGGTACTAAACTTTTAGGGTTAGGTACTAATTTAAAATACTACATTGAAGAAGGAGACTCTTTTAATGACATTACACCAATCCGTGCTACTACAAACGCTGGTGACGTTACTTTTTCCGCTTCTAACGGTGATGCGACTCTTACCATAACAGACACCGCACACGGTGCAGTACAGAATGATTTTGTTACTTTTAGCGGTGCTGTTAGTTTAGGTGGATTAATTACAGCGACAGTTTTAAACCAAGAGTACCAAATAGCTACCATAGTTAATGCTAATAGTTATACCGTGGAAGCTAAAGACACTAGTGGGTCGACAGTAACTGCTAACGCTTCTGACAGCGGTAACGGTGGTAGTAATACCGTAGGTACATATCAAATTAACACAGGTCTTGATGAGTATGTTAGCTCTACTGGGTGGGGAGTAGGAACATGGTCTGCAGGTACATGGGGTTCCTCAACTGCTATATCTTCCTCTAATCAATTAAGGCTTTGGGCTCATGATAACTTTGGTGAAGATTTAGTTATTAACCCACGTGGCGGTGGTATTTACTATTGGGATGCTACTAATGGCGTAAGTACTAGGGCTACTGAACTAAGCGGAATAACTGGTGCTAATCTTGTGCCCACAGTTGGGCTACAAAGTATAGTCAGCGAAATAGATAGACACTTAGTTATACTTGGTGCCGACCCTTTAAACGCTGGTGGAACTGCTAGGACAGGGAGCATTGATCCTATGTTTATAGCTTTTAGCGACCAAGAAAATTCTTTAGAGTTTGAGCCTTTAAACACCAACACAGCTGGTAGTTTAAGGTTATCTGAAGGCAGTATTATAATTGGTGCTGTAAAAGCACGTCAAGAAATATTAATATGGACTGACATAGCTTTATACAGTATGCAGTTTATTGGACCACCATACACTTTTGGACTTAACTTAATTAACGACAGTACAGGACTTATAAGTCCTAAAGGTGCAATTACTACTCCTAGCGGAGTATATTGGATGGGTTACGATAGTTTTTACGTGTATAATGGATCAGTACAAAAAGTTCCTTGTTCTGTATTAAGTTACGTTTTTGATAATTTAAATGCAGGTCAAGCGTTCAAAATATTTGCTTTTAGTAATACAGAGTTTAATGAAGTTGGTTGGTATTATCCTTCAGGCAGTAGTTTAAACATAGACAAATATGTAGTTTACAACTACGCTGAAAATGTTTGGTCGATAGGGGAACTTACAAGAACTGCTTGGTTAGATAAAGGTATAGTTAATTACCCTAGAGCTACAGAGGGTCAATACCTGTACGAACATGAGTTTGGGTATGATAATGATGGTAGCCCTATGACTAATGTGTTTATAGAAAGTAGTGATTTTGATATTGGAGATGGTGAATCTTTTGGTTTTGTGCGTAGAATTATTCCTGACATTAAATTTTTAAGTAACAGTAGTGAAGGAAAAGTAAACGTAGTTCTAAAAACACGCAATTATCCTGGAGACACTTTAACTACTGCTAGCACAAGTGCTATACAAAGCACAACTACTAAAGCAGATGTAAGGGCTAGAGCAAGACAAATAGCCTTACGCTTAGAGTCTGACGACGATGCTGCTAACTCAGGTAACACTGATGTGGGTTGGCGTTTAGGAGCTACTAGACTTGATATACAGCCAGACGGAAGAAGATAGTGGCTAAACTATTGCCTACTAGACTGCCTATTAGCATGGAGCCACAGGTAACGTCTGACACTTTTAATAGGTTAGTGCGTGTTTTAGAAATAAACTTAGGTCAATTTGATCCCTCAAACACTAGTCAAATAAACACTGCGGAACGGAGTATAGGTTTTTATAATCAAGGCTCTATAATTTTTAATACTAATACAGACACACTTCAATGCTGGGATGGTAGCAGATGGAGAGACTTATTTACTTCTCAATTTTACGTTAATAACGATTTAGGTTTTGGCTTAACAGGAGCACTAGGTACAGTCAGTGTCACGATCTCGTAAATGTCATTACTGCGGGATTAGTAAGCCTGCTAGTAATTTTGATCAAAGTAAAAATAGCAACCAATGTAACGAGTGTAAATTAGAAAGACGTTATGAAAAAATCAATAGTACTCCCTTAACCTATATACAACACTTATACGTTCAATTAAGATACGTACGTAAAAAACAAGGTATTACCTGGGATGTTACTCCCCAAGAACTATTTATATTATACGCAAAACAAGAGGGTAAGTGTGCTCTCACAGGAAAAGAATTAACATTTAAAAGAGGAACAGATGAAGAATCAGATTTTAATATATCTATTGACCGTATTAACCCTGATGACGGCTATAGTATTGACAACATCCAGCTTGTTGGTAAAATTATTAACTTTTTAAAACACGACCTACCTCAAGAAAAATTTATCAAATTAATAAAAGTAATATACAATAATTTAAACAATTAAATTTTTCTTATATGACTATAGACGAGCAAATGAAAGAAGCTCAAAAAATAACGCTTAATGAAGGTAAGACTTGGTATAATTTAGCAGAAGGATTTGATAAATGGAGAGTCTTTCCTAGGTTACTTATTACTTTATATGGGTATGCTTTTTATAGAACTACAGAATGGTTCATGACGCTACCTGATCCCACTAACGCACAAAGTGCATTTGTATCTGTTATAGTAGGTGCAGGTGCAGCATGGTTTGGTTTATATGTCGGCAGAAAATAAAGGCTATAAAGGTATGTTTTGGGATGACGTTAATAAACGTTATTATCGTTGGCACGATTTAGTACTACTAATGAAAGAAAGAGAGTTAAAGAAAAAACAAAATGATTCCAAATAAATTAATAGACGCAGTAGGTGGTGTAGTAGATAAATTTATAGTAGACAAAGATCTACAAGCTACGCTTAAACACGAAATGGAAATGTCTCTACATAATGCTAATTTAGCACAAATAGAGTTAAATAAAGCAGAAGCACAACATGCTAGCATATTTGTTGCTGGTTGGCGACCGATGGTAGGTTGGATATGTGCGGTTGCACTCGGTTATCACTTTATTTTCAGTCCTCTTTTGGCTACTATCCTCACACTTTCAGGGTATACTATTACTTTACCTGAGTTTGAATTCGCTCAACTCAGCACCATCCTAATGGGCATGCTCGGTTTAGGTGGCTTACGTACATTTGAGAAAATGAAAAAAGTAACGAAAGGTAACTGATGGGT